ACAATGGAGCCAATTGCGTAGCCAATCTTGCGCACACCAGTCTCGTCCTTGCCGTGCAGCAGCGCGTTCAGTGCAGTGCGCACCGCAAGGAATGCCACGGCCTCGGGCTCAAGCGGGGCCAGCAACTGCACATGCGCCTGCCTCCCGCCGACTCGCTTGGCCTGCACGTCCTCGCGGATAATCTCTGCCACTGGGAGGATAAACTCCCGGTACACAGAAGCCGCATACGGGTTACGCGCTGCCTCACCGGCCTCCTCGGCGCGCTGGACGCTGGCCTTAAAGCGGGCGATGCCGCCACTGTACATATTCCGTTCTACGTCTTGCTGTGTAAATGCCATTGGTTCCTTAAAAGTCTGGTGTTGTCACATCGTCCCGAATACCCTTGAAGCGCGGCTCACGCAGCAGGCCGTCGCTGCTCCACTCGGTAGCCTCTACCTCAATGAGCTTGCCCACAAGCTGGGCTGGGTCTGCCTGCTGCGCATGCGTCAATCCGCTGCCTACCTTGAGGCTCTTGCCGTCCTTGAATTGGCATACGAGTGCAGCAGTCTGCCGACCCGTCTTCTCGCCCACGTCAATCTCAAAGGCAGTGACGCGCAGCGTGAAGCTAAGGCAAGGCTTAACCTTGATAAGTTCGCCGTGCCGAGCGTCACCCATGAACCAGCCTGCATCTGCCTCGCGCAAGATTGCGCCGTCGAAGTGGTTGCCGCGTGTGGAATTCTTTTCATTGACCCATTGGTTAGCCAGTTGCTGCGGGTCTGCGTAGCTACCCGGATTGAATGTCTCCGCCTCGATAAGCACGGCGGACTGCGCCATGTTAAGAGCTTGCCGAATGTGGTGGAAGCGCTGGCGGTAGGCTACGTTGTGAAAGCGCTTCTCGATGAAGTTCGATGAAGGCACCACATCGTACACAACAAAGCACAGGTCAGGCGCTGGATCGTGCTGGCGAAACTTGCCGCTAATTTCCGCGAACTCCGTGCCGGGAATCCACGCCTCACCGAACACCGTCCAGCCGGGGCCGAAGGCCCAGGCCACGGTATCCACGATATGCTGGCAGGACTTGACAGGCTTACCTGTGCGGCTGAACGCGCCGGTTCGCCCAGGCACGTTGGGCTCGGAGTGCACGATAAGCTGACAGCCATCGTACTTCTTTTGGAGGTAGTGCGTGTTGAGCAGCCCGGAGTAATCTTTGTGCAGCTTCTTGAACTGCGCGCTCTGCTTGTCGAGGGGCGTAGCCCGTTGGTTAATGTAGTCCGGCAAAGTGCTTCCTTGTGTTGTCGATGCTCTGCTCAATGATAAGTCGGGCATCCTCAAAGTTGGTGTCGGCCTCCAGGCGCTCAGCAAGCTGGGCGTAGAGGTCAGCCTTGGCCTCGTCGCAGTAGTCGAACGCAAGGTTGACGCACTCCGCTAGCGCGTCAATGCGGTCTTCCACTGGGTAGCCGTAGATAAGCGTAGCCAATACGTACGCTGTGCCCATGCTGGTCATGGTTGCTCCTTGCTAAGGCGAGCTTTGAGGGCGCGCTCGTTGTAATCCATTGCGCGCATCTTGTCCTTAGGCGGCACGTTGTACGCAAACGCCATAGACATGACGCGCTTAGGCTCTCCAGCAGGCTGCGGGTGCAGCTCAAGCTGGCTGCTGATAAGTTCCTGCCTAGCCTCTATGTAAGTATGGGCGATCACGTCGTAGCCTTCTCCTGCTCCCGAAGGTACAGGTCGAGCTTAGCCAGCGCGTTCCATGCTTCGTGCGCAAGGTGCAGCTTCTCGCTATCAGGATCATTTAGCTCGCCCATTGCGCGCTTTAGCGTGTGTCGGTAATCCGCATCCGCGTAGCGCTCCTGCCCGTTAGGCACCGTTACCCAGCCTCCAGGCGTGTACTTGGCTGCGCCGAATGTGGCAATCTCGGACACCGCCCAGATTGCGCGGGCCATGCCCTCGATGATTAGGCTAGGCCGCACCTTGCCTGCGTCGAGCTTCGCGCCTGGGCTGTGCGGATCTTTTCCTGTGGGGTCGGCTTCCATATGCTCTCCTTAGTTAGCCAGCAGCACACGCCGCTTGCTCTTGCTGTTGATAACGTAGCGGTCACGCGACCAGCCGCCACATCCATTGCACAGGTATCTATTGTATTGCCCCACGTTTGTGTAGGCGTAGCCGTGCTGGTGAATGTCGTTGCTCCCGCACTTGGGGCAGGCAATCTCCTCGTCCGCTGTGAACACCGCCACGTTAGGGTGGCCGCTTGCCCATGGGCGCAGCTTGAGGTACACCTGCTCCATGCTCAGCACGTCAGGAATGTTGTAGCGCCGCATAGCATCCCATGCCTTGTCGTTGTCCTTCAAGCATTCAGCCCACAGCTCAAAGCCTGGGAAGTCCTTGTGCTTAGACTTAGGCACATCGGATAGGTACGTGCTCAGCCACTCCAGCTTGTTCGATGTGAACGCCGCAACCTGTCGCGCCTGCAGCATCGTGTCAATGATGCCGACTGGGCTGGGTGGGTTGTAGCCTTCAAGGATCAGGCGCGCCTGAATCTTGCGCTTGTCGAAGCGCTTGCCATTCTGCGCAATGAGGAAGTCATACTCGTGCATGATTTCCCACAGCCGGTCAAGCAGCGCCTTGTCATTCATCGGATCGCCGCGAGTGTCCATGTATTCAAGCTGCGAACGCGGCGCGCCCAGCGGCTTGAAGCAGAATGACAGGATGGCCCACTCACGCTTAATCTGATTCAAGCCTACGGTCTGGTCGAACAGCGCCCACACGTAAGCCTCAAGCGGTGCTGTCTCAATGTCAATTAGTCCGATCTTAGCTTGCGTCAATTGCTTTCCTTCTCTGTCGTGAGGCTTTCGCCAGTTTCTTAGTGCGCTCCGCTTTCTGCTCAGCAGTGCGGTGCGTGTAGTGCAGCGGCTTGTCAGCGTACTGCGCCATTAGGTAAGCCTGCACATTGGCAAGCCAGCGCCAAAGTCGTGCGCCGGTCAGGTGGTTGCGGGCGCGGTTGTTCTCGATGTGCCCCAGCATGGCGTTGCAGCCACGGTGCAGCACAGCCCGCACATGCCCGGTCTTGTGGTCATGGTCAAGCACATCCTCACCTTCTGCGATAAGCTCTCCGCACAGCACACAGCGCCCACCTTGCGCAGCCAAAAGCTCCGCTCGGTACTCTTTAACCTTCGACGCTGAGAGCTTCGCGCTTTGCATCTTCGATCCTTTGCTTAATGTCGTTGACCGCAGCAAGCAGCTTGGGCGCACGCGGCAGGATGGTGAACACGTCGTCCTCGGTGGCACCGTGGTCGCCGCGTAGCCACAGCAGCAGCGCCTGCTCAGCAAGTCTCGCCTCTGCATCGTCGCCATAGTAGCTGCGGTATAGGCTGATAACCTCGGCGTATGCTTCCTCGTTGTTGGTGCAGTACGATAGGAACTTAGCCGCAGTCTTGTCTGCGATCTTCTGCTCCTTGCCGTTAGCATCTACGTAGCGTGGCAGGCCGGGGATGTTGTCCGCTGTGTCACCTTGCAGTAGCTGCAGCCAGAACCAGTGCGGCCCGTATACAAGCTCGTTAGCCGTGAGGCTGAACACATCGGGCGCAACGTACGTCATGCTGTGCTCTGTCCACTCGATGTGCCAGCCCGCCAGCATGCGCATGTCCTTGTCACGGGTAGCGATTACCACCTTGTCGGGCTCGCCTTGCCTGGACACGAACGCCATGCCGTCGTCTGCCTCGCGCGCACCCCAGACCTTGGCCTGCAGTGTGGGCTGGTTCAGGTCGAGCAGCACCTCGCGCAGGTACGCATGGTTGCGGGGCTTGCGCCCGCTCTTGCGCTGGCCTTGGTATGGCTTGAGCGTGGCGATGATGAAGCGGTTAGCCTTGTGCGAGCCGTCCGCAGTCAGGTGCACCACGACGCGCTCGCTGCCGCTGTCAACGCGCATACTCTCGATCTTGCCCAGCGCGTTGTTGCGGCTGGTCTGCACGCTGGTGCTATCGTTGCCGCCTGCCCAGTACGCGAGGTAGTCCCCGTCCACATGCAGCACGCGCCCCGGCACGGTGGCCGGAGCTTCTGGCCGCGTCATCGGGGCGGCATCGGATGCGGATGCTACCGCCTTCTGCAGCCAGTCCATTAGTTGAGGCCCGCCAAGGGGTCTGCCAGCCCCGTGGAGGCCGACGGA